ACATTTGCGTAGGTACTGTCTCGCTTCACAGTTACCATCCTCTTCACAGCCTTTTGTTGACAGGCCTTCATTGTCTGCAGTCGAGCGAAGAACATCTCTTCAGTGAAGATACCGAAGTAGCGAGATCTGAGATGCTTACCTGGTGAGAACATAGCGCCGCACTGCTGCGCGATCTGCTCATACCGGTCTGCAACGTCTCTCAGGACAACCGCCAAAAGGTCATCCCCGCAGATGCATGTTCCTTGTTTCCTCGATCGTGTAACAGAAGAGACAGAGGGGTGTTCGGTTCCTCCAAACAAGAAGTCAGGACCCTGTTGAGTTTCTCTGAGTTCTCCCCGATCCCGGTCGCGACGTGCTTTTGTCAGCCAAAACAGGTTGGCAATACATAACAGTGGCCAGGTGGTGGGAAGACCCATCAGTATTCCACGCTCGGTAGTCGATGTGTCCATGGGCCCGTATATGAGTGTATACGGCCCGGTGGCGAGACGAACGAATAAGTCGTGTAGTTCTGGTGGTAACTCGAGTGCAAACAGGAGACCATCCATAAGAGCTTCGCAGAAGTCTCTATGGAAGGTATCGGTGGCTGAGCGGAGATCGGCAGAAAGGATAACACAGCGGGGGTCGGCACCACCACGGAAGGCATTGACCACAGCCTCCTGGTGGTTGCCTGCGAGTACGTCGGCGACCCGGGGGTCCCTTGAGAGGGCGCTCCTGAGGCCGTTGCCTACGTAATGCAGCAGTCCGACTGTCGCAGCAGAGTGTGCTGTGACGACCCTACATTTGTATCCCCTTTCTTTGACGCCTACAACACGCGCGTGGTAAGAAACGTTGGTAGGATCAGCTGGAACCACCTGTTCAGGTCGGTTGCCAGGTCTATCCTCACCTCTTACTTTGCGCAGTAGTGTCTCGAAAGGTCTGCTCTTCTTCGACGCTTCACCTAGTCCATGTCTTGTGGAGTCGGGAGGGAGAATAGAGCATTGTTTGGTCAGCTTAACTACTTCAGCTATGAGGCCCCCCTGTCGGAGGGTACGCTCAAGGCAAGCAGCTTCTTTTACTGGGGGCAATCCGTTGAAGGAAATTTGCAGAGCGCATTTCTGCGCCCATTCCTTCGCGAATTGTCTCGCCTCAGTCAAAATCTGCTTGGGCGTGGTGCCCGCTGTTGTTAGTAGCTCTCTATGGGAAGCCAGCGCTTGCTGCACAACGCTTTCGTCGCACTCAGGGAGTGCTCTGGCG